GTAACTATGTTTTAGAACAAGGTGTAGGACAAGAAAAAATAAATAAAATTAAAGTAGATAATGTAGAAGTAGACAAGTTTGATTATGATAACAGCTCTAAAGAATATACAGAAGAAGAATTAAAAGAAGAACAAGCGTTAGCTGATTACGCTGAAAAATTTAAGATTAAGGATAAAGATGAGTCGTAGTTTTGGTGATTTAATAACAGAAGAACAATATAATGAAAGAAAGATGAAGGCAATGAAGAAAGCCGATCCTTGGATGACAAAGGATACTACGGTAATATCTATGCCAAAGAAAAAGAAGAAGAAAGAAGAAAAATCAATATTCAGAGGATTGAGTAGTACAAATAAAACTAATAGAGGTCCTTTTGATTTTGGTAAAAACTAACAATAAGGAGAAGTTATGGAAGATATAAAAAAACAAATTAAGTGTGCGACAGATTGGGTATTACATAAACAAGTACCAGCATATGTTGTAGTCTTATTAGTAGTTATATGGATATTAGTTTAGTGAATAAGAAACAATTTAAAATCTATATGGGAACATTATTTGTAATATTTGTCATAGCATTAATAGTATATGGATAACAATATAGAGTTAGGTAAAGCAAGAAGCACCGAAGATATTATAGAGAATATTAAACTTATATTAGAAGATAAAGTAGCTCCATCAGTAGCAGCTCATAATGGTAAGATAGAATATATCTCTTATGATAAAGGTGTACTTAAATTAATGATGGCAGGAGCTTGTAGTGGTTGTGCTATGTCTCAACTTACATTAAAGCAGGGAGTTGAAAGTATGATGAAACATTATGTACCTGAAGTACATACAATTGAAAGTGAAGATGATAAAAAATCTGAGGAACAAGGTTATTCACCTTATATGCCTATGTCATCTAACTAATAAAAATTTATTTAATACAAATATTACCACAAACATAGATAACATTAATATAAAAAATGAAGTTATCATTAAGCGTCCACTTCTAACATTGACATTGATACTCTATATATTTTACCACTTAAATCAACTAAACACTTTGATTGCATTATCTTTGTAATAACGCCAGGTGTTTTTTTAGTCTTTTGTACAACATAAACCTTTGAACCTATTTTAAGTTCATTTAAAAGTTTTTGTTTTTTGATTGATTCAATGTTAGCAACTAAATCGTTCAACTGCATAGTTGACATTTTTTCTAGTTTTGCATTTGGTATCATATTATTCTCCTTTTTGTTGAGTTGTTTATATAATTTACATAATTTATTTAAAATGGAAGAGATTTAGAATCCATACTATCAAAATAGCAATATCTGTGTCCAAATTTTTTACTATTATGTTTTGAATACCATAAATAAAAATCAACTTTATCAGGTGTAGTTGTATCAAAACTAAATGTAGAAAATTTATCTATACCATTATATTTGTTAACTTTCATATTAGTAAAATCAACTCCACATTTTTTTAATTTGTTTATAACTCTATTAACATCAAAAACTTTATTTGCAAGTTTTAATGCCCAAGTATTATAATAAACATAATATCTAGTGTATTTTTTTAACATAGTGTTTTTCCTTTTCTTAATTGTACTTTTTTAATGTTCCATCAGCATACCAAATTGTTTTAGTAGGCGTAATGTGAGGTAATATACTTTTAGGCGTATGATTAGGTCCTCTAATTGCGTAATCCCAATGATTTAAAAATTTATCATTAATTACATACTTTTTAAATGCGTTTTGGGCACTTTTCAAAGTGTTATATGGTCCGTGATAATCAGAAACAGATTCTAATCCGTCAATACCCATATTTAATTCAGAAACATAAAAATGTTTCTTTTCCAAAAAATAGTTTTTCTCTTTTTTCATAGTATTCCTTTTTTAGTTTAAAAAGGGATTAATTAATGCCCATATATAAAAATATATACCAAAAAATACAAAAAATAATCCTTTAATTTTTTTCTTCATAATATACATACATAATACCATAAATTTCAACCATTGTCAAGCAAAAAATGAACAAAATTACAAAAAAATCAATAAAATCAACACTTTTTTTACTATTTGTTCTATTTTTGTTCTCTAGTTGTGTTAAAAATGTGCATAATTGCAAGTTTTTTCCCGATTTAAGAGAACCAGGTGAAGTAGATTCGGTTTCCAAGAAAAATTTATTAAAATCTCTAAATGAAGCAAGAAAAACTTTACAATTTAAATGTAATTTTTAAAAAATTTAATAAATATAATAAAAAGAGAGGCAAAAATAATGGAAGGTGAATTTAAAGTAAAAATTGGTAATTTAGTTTTGACTTATAATAATTTCAATGATGTACCTGAAAAAATAGGTGCTGTAATATCATTTAAACCGAATTATCCAACACAACCTCATACAGAAGAACAACATAACTACATAGCAACTTTTGTAAGTAAACTAAATCAATTAATGGAGAGAGAATGCCAGCAGTTACTAGGATAGGTGATGATGATGTTACCCATTGTTCGTTACCAAAAAGGGATGAAGGTAGTCCAGATGTCTTTTGCAATGGTATAGCAGTTAGTAGAGAAGGTGACAATAACACAGGTCACTTGTTACCAGGTGTACCTTGTCCTTCACACAAAGCTCCAATAGAGGTTGGTAGTACTTCGGTATTCATTAATACTAAAGGTTGTGGTAGAGTAGGTGACGCTGTAAAAGGATGTACTTCTGTGGCAGAAGGTTCTACAAATGTCTTTGCTGGTTGATAGGAAATAGAGTATAAATATTAGTGTTATGGCATTTTACGATTCAAAAAATTCAACTAATAAGAAAAGAGTTAATCGGATATATTCTGATTTAGACTTGGACTTCACACGAAACCCAGTTACTTCAGATGTTGTTGGATTGAGTGATGTAGACGCTGTAAAACGAAGTGTAAAGAATTTAATACAAACAAATCATTATGAGAGAGCATTTCATCCCGAAATAGGGAGTGATGTAAGAGCATTGTTATTTGAAAATATGACACCTCTTACTGCATTAAATCTGGAACGAAAAGTAATAGAAGTTTTAGTAAACTTTGAACCTAGAGCAAAAATAGTAAATGTTATTGCAACTCCAGACATTGATAGTAACAGGTATCACTTACAAATTAGTTTTTATGTTGTAGGCATACAAACACCAATAGTAGTAGAAACATTTTTACAAAGGTTAAGATAAAATGGCGTGGGTAGATGTACCAGGATCAAATAGTGTTTGGCAATATGAAAATACTGCCACTATAGCACATACATATCCAGATTCAGCTGACGGTGCTAATTCAGTAATCGCTAGTGGTATAAGAACATTTACCAAGACTGATAGTTCAACGGTAGCAGTTTATATAAGAAGTAGAAAAAAAGGCGAAACAAAAGAGCGTGGTGAGTTATCAAAAACTTACTATGACGCACAATAGGATAATTAAATGGCAAGTACAAAACTAGATATTTCAGAATTAGACTTTGATTTAATAAAACTAAATCTAAAAACATTTTTACAAGGTCAAGCAGAATTTTCAGATTACAATTTTGAAGGTTCTGGGTTTGCTGTTCTTTTAGACCTACTTGCTTACAATACACACTACCTTGGTTTCAATGCAAATATGCTAGCAAATGAAATGTATTTGGACTCCGCTGATGTAAGAGCAAATATAGTTTCACTTGCTAAAATGTTAGGTTATACTCCTTCGTCAGCAAAAGCAGCAACTGCTTCAGTTGACATTGTTGTTAATGACGCAACAGGAACAACTTTAACAATGAACAAAGGACAAACATTTACAACTTCTGTAGATGGTACTGCTTACAATTATGTTACCAATGAAGATTTAACAATTACACCTATTGACGGCGTATTTAAATTTTCTAATACAACTTTATATGAAGGTACACCAATTACTTTTAGATATACGGTAGATACGCAAGACCCAGACCAAAAATTTTATATACCTAGTACAAACGCTGATGTAACAACTTTAAAAATAAAAGTTCAAACAAGTTTATCAGATACATCTTCTGAAATCTTTAGTGCGGTTACAGGTTTAACAAAACTAAATGATGAATCTGCAATTTACTTTTTAAGTGAAACAGAAACAGGTAAGTTTTGTTTAACTTTTGGTGATGGTTTACTTGGTAAAAAATTAAAGCAAGGTAACATTGTTATAATGGAATATATTGTTACTAACAAAGCAGAATCAAATGGTGCAAATATATTTACACCTGCAGGTAATATTGGACTCTTTTCAAACATTACGGTTACAACTTCTTCGGTATCGCAAGGTGGTAGTGAACCAGAATTGAAAGAGAGTATTAGATTTAATGCTCCTTTACAATATCAAGCACAAGATAGAGCGGTAACTACTTCTGATTACGAAACAAAAGTTTTATCTATATATCCAAACGCTTTAGTTGTAAGTGCTTGGGGTGGTGAAGATGATGAGACACCAGTTTATGGTATTGTTAAAATTGCAATTAAAGCTGCTAGTGGTTCTACTTTAACTACTCAAACAAAAGCAGATATTGTTTCTAAATTAAAAGAATATAATGTTGCTTCGGTAACTCCAGTAATTGTGGATCCAGAAACAACAAGTATTCTATTATCTACAACTGCAAAATATAATACTTCAGCAACTATTAAAACTGCTGAAACAATTAAAGCAAATATTATAGCTTCATTGAATAATTACAATACAAGCACACTACAAAGATTTGATAGTATATTCAGACATAGTAAAGTTACTAGATTAGTTGATGATGTTGATAGTTCAATTTTATCAAACATAACAACTTTAAAAATAAGAAAAAGTTTAACTCCTACTTTAAATAGTTCATTAAAATATAATGTTTATTNTAGAAACGCATTATANAATCCACATAGNGGACATAATNCTNTTGGTGGTGGTATTTTAAGTTCAACAGGTTTTAAAATAGAAGGTAGTACTANTGAACATTTTTTAGATGATGATGGTAATGGANTTATAAGAACATATTATCTTTCTGGTGCAACAAGAGTTTANTCAAACTCAACACAAGGTACAATAGATTATACNNCNGGTGCNATAACAATTAATTCATTACAGGTGACAACAATTTCAAATATAAGAGGGAGCGCTTCAACTATTATAGAATTAACCGTCCAACCAGCTTCAAAAGACATTGTACCAGTTAGAGACCAAATTTTAGAATTAGATATTGCTAATTCAATTATTACGGTTGAAAAAGATACTTTTGTCGCAGGAAGTTCAGACGCTGGAGTTGGCTATACTACAACAAGTGCTTACTAACCAATGGCAAAGTTTACTAAAAAGATTACCAGTCTTATTCAAGGTCAGGTACCTGAATTTGTACTATCAGAACATCCTAAATTTGTAGAATTTATAAAAGCATATTTCACTTTTATGGAATCTGCTGAATTAGGTATTATTGAATCAGAATCTACTGAAGGTATTTTATTAGAAACAGAAACAGGTCAAGCTAACAATTTATTGTTAGACGCAAGTAGACTTGGTTCAGAAGCAACTCAAATAGACGCTGGTAATAAAATATTACAAGAAAGTTCTACTTATGGAAAATTCACGCAAGGTGAAATAATAAAAGGTCAAACTTCTAATGCCGAAACTGCTATATTAGCAGAAGACTTAGCAACTAATAGATTATTCATAAATGCAAATGATAGTTTTATAAAAGGTGAAACAATTGTTGGATTAGTTTCTGGTGCGTCAGGTGTTGCAGGAACTTATAGACCTAATCCAGTAAAACATATACAAGATTTGTTAAACTTTAGGGATCCTGATAAAGTTATACAACATTTCTTATCTCAATTTAGAAACGAAGTTTTAAACACAATACCAGAAGACTTACACGATAGTGTTAACAAAAGAGAATTAATTAAAAGAGTTAAAACTTTATATCGTACTAAAGGTACTGCAAAAGGACACGAATTATTTTTTAGATTATTGTTTGGTGAAAACTCCGAAATCTTTTATCCAAAAGAACAAATGTTAAGAGTATCAGATGGAGAGTTTACTTCTAATAAAGTTTTAAGAACAATTAATAGTGTTGGTAATACAGGACAATTAGTTGGAAGAACAATTACAGGTTTAACTTCTAATACAACTGCTGTTGTAGAAAACTTAAATAGATTCCAAATTGGTGACCAACTTGTATCAGAATTATTATTAAATGAAGACAATATAGTAGGAACTTTTCAAGTTGGTGAAACAATTAGAGGTACTGCTACAGATACAGATGACATTTATATTAAGGCAACGGTTACAGGTGTTCCTGGAACATTTACAATTACAAATAATGGTTCACATTTTAAAATTGGAGACAATGTTAGTTTAGTAGGTGGTGGTCAAGCTTCTATTTGTCAAGTTGGAGAAATTGGAAGTGGACCAATAACAGATTTTTATATAAACGCTTCTGGTACACAATATCAAATAGGTGACCCAATAGTTTTTAGTAATGCAAATACAAATGGTGGTGGTGCCGTTGCTGAAATTGCTGTTGTTAATGGTGCCATTGGTAACGAAACAGGAACCGATGGACATATTGTTTATGAAACTGCAACAAGCACACACGATATTAGCCCAGGTAATAAAATTGCTTTAGAAACTGGACTAGGAGATATTACAGACATAAGATTAATTAGTGGTGGTTCTGGTTATACAACAACACCTACAGCTACTATTACAAGTACAAATGGTGTTAACGCTGAATTACTTACATACGGAGATGGAATTGGAAATTTATTAGGAGTTACTATAGTAGAAAGTGGTCGCTCACACGAAACAGCACCAACACCTCCAACGGTTTCACTTATAGAATCAATAGTTGTATTACAATCAAACGGAAGTTATGTTGCAACTGAAACGGTTACAGGTTCTTCTTCTAGTGCAACTGGTGTTGTAGTAAGTTGGGATAATGATAGAAAATTATTAAGATTAAAAAATAGAAATGCTACTGCATTTACTTTAAATGAAACTTTGACTGGTGGTACTTCAGGTACAACTGGTTTAATGGGTAAATCGGATCCAGGTACTGCAACGATTGATGTTGTTGGATTAGCAACAAGTGAAGGTAAATATATTTCAGAAGACGGACACTTATCAGAAACAACAATGAAGGTACAAGATAGTTTATACTATCAGGACTTTTCTTATGTTGTTAAAGTGGGTCGTACTATTGATGAATGGCGAGACGCATTTAAAAAGACTATGCACCCTGCTGGTTTTTACTTTACAGGACAAGTTAATATTGAAAGTAGAATAGACGCACAAATTAATATGCCTGTTGTTGGAAGAGTTACTGGAATTTCAACAAGTCCATTTATTTCATTAATGAACACACTATTTGGAAGTGTATTTGGTAGAAGATTAGGAACAACAACTGATGGTACATCATTAAGAGCTAATCCTCATTTTGGAGTTGCTGGTGATGTTGTACAAGGTTCTAAATCTCCTTTCTCTACAACAACTAGAGATATTACCTTAACACAATCTCCAATGCAATTTAGCTTTCAGTTTAAACCTTTCTATTATTTCAGAACGGTTCATACAAATTTTGGGTCTGTATATGCTGGTCCTAGATTAAAAGAATTTAATACACGATTCCAAGGTATGATGAATTTAAGTGCTATGAATTGGGCAAGAGTAGCTGAATTAAAAGTAATAGGAACGAATACAATTGCTGATGGAACAGCTGTTGAATATGGGGATTTAACTACTATTGCAAAGACATATATTACATTACCTGCTGAAGTATTAATACCTCAAGGTAAATTCAGTAATACAAGTACAAAATTTAGTAGTGGTATATCAACTTTTGACTCAACCGTATAATACGGTGTATAAATATTAGGATAGTAGGAAATAAACAATATGGCAAAACAGACAATCAATTTAGGAAGTTCTCCAAATGATGGCACAGGTGATAACCTTCGTGCTGGTGGAGATAAAATTAATGACAATACAACTGAATTGTATACAGCTCTTGGAGATGGTACAGATTTAAAAATTGTCGTAGCAGGTGCTTCATCAAACCAAATTTTACAATGGGATACAGGTAATAGTAGATTTCAACCAACTGCTTCAGCAGCTGCTGGAGATATATCTGTAGATACCAGTCCACAGCTTGGTGGCGATTTAGATATAAACGCTTTTAATATTATTTCTGCTAATAACGAAAATATAGAATTTGTTCCACACGGAACAGGAGTAGTTAAGTTAGATGAACTAACTTTTCCAACAGGAGCAGGAACTACAGGTTATGTACTTGCAACTGATGGCGCAAGTGCAATGTATTGGAAACAAGTAGGAAGTACA